GCGTACTAGAAACCGTTCCAACTATCTTCAGATTGGAACTAGTGGTCCATTCGTGGCCAGGTATTATAACCCGCTTACTAACTTAGTTAGTACGCAGAATAATCCCAACACACGGGGTCCATTAGTTCAGCAATATCATGAAGAAACCATTGTCGATGATCCATCTAAGGGTCGTCGTTTTAAAGCTGTCCGTCATGATCGTCGTATTATAACACGTAGTGTGTTAGACTATGACGAGTTTACGGAAGGGACCGAGAGGTATACTACCACCGGTCCCAATGCTCACTGGCAAGCATGGGGATATTATGGCGATGTTCAACACGCCAATATCGACATTAGTTGGTACGAAACGGATGAGGCACTTATTCGGAAAGCTCTTGACAGGTTCCACAGTACGACGGAGGTTGATACCTTCCTTAATATTGTGGAAAGTCCTGAACTAGTTACCGGATTGCGATCGATGTATAATAATATAAATGCACCTGTTATTGTTGGTGCTACATCGTTCGTAGATATTGGAGCCCCGCAAGGGGCCAGAATCCGAAAGGTTCTGTTTCCAGGCCTTCTAGCCCTTAGGAGAAATCCTAGGGACTTTTGGCGACGCATGGGAAAAACTACAAAGTTTATCTCAGGCGGCTATCTATATCATGCGTTTGGAGTTGCCCCCCTGATATCCGATATGCGCAAGCTATCCAAATCTCTCGGGCGCTTTAAGCGTCAGTTAGAAGAGGGAGCTAAGCGTTCGGGTGAACAGTTTACTGTTCATTTGAAGACTGTCGGTGAGTACCGGGCTGTTTTAAAGCCTGGTCTTACTGGTAGCCTTCCTGCATCATATGGGAGTAATCCGTCACAGTTCATTGGCCACTGGCATACTGCTATTACGCAGAATGCCCCAGCTGAGAAGATTGTGACGATCACGGGAACCAGGCAAGTGAGGTTTGATATGCCAGTTTTTCAAAAATTGGCTTACCTCATCGACCGGTTCGGGTCAGGAGGACCCGCTAGCTACGCTTGGGAGAGAATTCCATTCTCTTTCGTCGTAGATTGGTTCGTGGATTTGTCCGGAGTCATTCACTCAATTGATAATGCCCTTACGGGCAATTCGAAGAAAGTGACTGACGCCTGTATCAGTACTAAGTGGAATTGCAATGCGGGGGTGATTCTTCATCCCTACGGTGCAAATGTCACTAGTATTTATACAGGTCACCAGACAGCGTTGAATGAGTTGTCTTCATACACCAGAACACCATTCGTTCCAACTATTACAGTTGGTCCGAGCGGGAGACTAGGAAAAAAGCAGGGCATCCTTGCGGGTGCTCTACTCGCACAAATGTGCGCTAGTCTTAAACGTAAGCGATAGAACAATCCAACAACATATATGATTGGTGACATCACGGTTAGTGGTCTAGCATTCGTGCAAATCTACTCTGATAAAGATCAGGGTAGCCTGCATCGGGAAGTTTCTCGTGGGGCACAGTTGCCCACCGAGATTCTGATTAAACATCAGCAATACGTCGACTCGACCTCTAAAAGGGCGGGTTGGCGTACTCTCGTTGCGATAGACTACTATATGACCATGACAGATGGGATAATCTCCCCTCTGCGTTTGCAACTGACCTATGCGCGTCCTACGGACCCACTGGTTACGGCAGCCATCGAGACGGCCATGGCGGCCATCTTGGTGAACCTGATCCACGGAACAACTAACACTAGTGGTTTGGATCTCCATTCGGTGATCCTCTCCACCCGGTCGCAGTAGTTCCTGTTAGAAGTAAGCTCACTGCCTTATGCTTACTTTCTAGGGATAAAACCCTAGAATAGTACGGCTAAGTGCAAAAACCCAGAAGTTAGTATATACTAAAGTTATGAGTTCTAATTGCAAGAAACCGTACTATCAAGCATTGCTAGAACAAACATGTGCTCTATCCATAAAAGGATATGGCACACGGATGTTCGATAAAACTTGGCCTGACCTGAAAAGGTCCGACTTTAAGTCTCGCATTGCTGGATTTATTGTAGTCTCAATGTCAGCCATCTCAGTGTCGGACCTCTTAATTATTAAGAGGCACCCGCTCTATGGTGGTCTGGCATTGTCAATTAAGTCAGATACTATCTCTGTCGTGGTTGGGAATTTACGTGTGACGCAAGTCACCGTGCTTCCCAATTGCGATGTGATAAAAACACCAATCGTAACTGATCTGGTGCCTCTGGCTATATTAGGTAGGGTCATCCCATACAGCATGGAAATGCTGTACGTGGATGATCGTCGCGCACTCGAATCCTACATCCAAACATGCACATCGAAAGATGTGTTACCATTCAATGGTTATGGAGGTGGGAATTGAGAGTCACTAAAGCAGACGGGCCAAAGGCGATAAGCCTTTATGCCGGGGAAATCTCGGCCATATATGTTACTAATACATACAAGTGCCTGCTAGCAGACATTCGTGAGTTGTCAGGCGTGCCACTTGGCGCTCCCGATGACATATCGTATGATTGGGTTCTTATAGAAGGACCTAAACTAGACAAACAGTTGCTGAAGTTCCTCGAAGGAGTGGGCACCCTGCCCATTGTCCCCGAGTGGTTAAAACCGCTCATGGATATCTTCCTATCCTCATTGGATGGTAAGTACCTTAGGTGGATTAGGCAACTGCTCTTGTTCTGCTATAAGATCGAGACTGAACCCACAAATGAACAAATCCGAGAAGCGCAAGCTTCTTTCGAAAGTGTTGAGGACGACGTTGCTAATTGGGAAGGTCATTATAGGCCTTCTCAGGGAGCTCCGTTTTACTCGCACGCCCAGAAAGTAGTCGGTCGTGTGATTCACAAGATCGACTGGAGTAGTATTATCCCTTCTCACGGGCCGGGGGCAGTTTATCCCTCGGTTGATCCCAGTGAGAAATCGGATTTCACTACCATCTATGCAACAATCGAACCGCACTATGGCTTCGCTGATTTCATGTGTGGCCTCCCCAGTTTCTGGGAAGAGGCTATCATGAGTCAGCAATTCCGTATTGAGGAACGTGACACTATTGAGTGTCGCCTGATTGCGGTCCCGAAAGACTCCAGGGGTCCACGCTTAATATGCGTGCACCCTAAAGAGGCTATCTGGATTCAGCAGGGTTGTCGCAGATTGTTAGAGCGAGCGATAATGTCCAAACGTTCCCCATGTCATGGAAGGATAACCTTCAATGACCAAGGAACGAATGGACGTTTAGCTCTTCAGTCCTCAATAGACAGAGAGTATGTAACTCTCGACCTAAAGGAGGCCAGCGACCGCATTAGTCCTCTCTTAGTTAGATCCCTTTTCGGGGATTTCGCTTATGAGAAGATTTCTTGTAGTCGAGCTCAGACAGTCCGCTTATTAGATGAGCGTGTCATTCCGCTTAGAAAATGGGCTCCTATGGGAAACGCATTAACGTTTCCCGTCCAGAGCCTTATCTTCTATGCGTTAGTTCAGTCTGGCATACTATGTCGCTATGGGGTAACCTGTAACGATATTTATGTCTTCGGAGACGACATACTGTTCCCTCGTAAGTTCTGGGATGGTGCTGTGAATGGTCTTGTTCGTGCGGGCTTAGTGCCCAACATGGATAAGACCTTCTTGCACGGACTCTTCCGAGAGTCCTGTGGCGTCGACGCCTTCAATGGCTTCGATGTTACGCCTGCCAGAATGAGGAGAGCAGATGTTGACTCTGTTTCTGGGGCGGCCTCGACATGCACTCTCGCAAGAGAAATGCAGCGCCGGGGCTACCGCTTAACCGCCGAATTCTTATATCGGTCTGTCTCTGATTGTTTTGGGTTGTTACCTTTAAGTAACAATCCGAACGCTCAGGGTATATACAGGTATGAGGATATTGGACTAGACAAGTTGCTTCGCTATGAATACTCCACAAGGTTTAACCTGCGGACTCATAGCTGGCAAACTCGTGTCCATCTGGTAACCGGGTCTACTATTAGACCCTGCAATGATGCCTGGTGGCATCTCCAGGATTCGATCCTACGCCTCCTCCTTAGTGGAGAGGATGTAGTCTCGATAGACGGTTTAGAATATGCGGTCCCACACCGCACACGATTGAAACGTGGGTGGATAGATGTGTGTTTTAAGCACACCTACCAGGGCCGATCGGAGACTTCCATACCCGAAAGGGATATGATGTCTTAAGGGGGCGTAAGCCCCCCGGTCGGCAATCCAAACGTTATACGTAGCACC